AAGGGATGCAATCAGAAATGGTGTTGATAATGGTAATAATCCATTAGGCCTTAAGAATCTTGAAAATCCTTTAGATGATATGCGTAGGTTAGAAGCATATAAAGAAGCATATGGAAAGAATCATAAACTATCATATGATGAATCACAGAAACTTGAAAAAGCATATGGTAAGTACAACAGAAAACAGCTTGAACAGTTAAAAGAACACTTTAAAAATGCTCCAGAAAGAGATTATTCAGGTGAAATAGCGTGGGTAAATGAAAAATTATTAAAGACTGCAACAGGTAAAGAAAATATACAAAGACAGAATATTTTAGAAAGTCAGATTAAGGATGCAGATAACAGACTTGAAAGATTACAGGAAGCATATGCAGATAAATTAGTTGGTGGTGGTACTGATAATGGTGATTATTTAGATAAGTTAAACCAGATTAAGCAGGAAAAATCACAGCTACAGAATGAACTTAATGATTATAAAGAGTTAACTAACTATTCAGATCAGGATGATTTTGCAAAATATAAGTTATTAGGTGAATCAAATCCTAATAACCCAGTAAGATTCTTTAGAACACATAATGATGAACAGGCAAATGCTATATTTGATCCTACGATTAGAAATGAAGTAGATACAGCACACCATGAATCAACTTATACAGGTGGTGGTTCAAATCAGTCTGATAGAGCATTATATAGAGCAATTACTGATGAAGAAGCAGATAACTACTCTTATATTTTAGGTAAGTACGGACAGGAAGAAGCTGATAAGTATTTACAGGCAGTTGCTAAACATACTGATGTTAATGGTTCTTTAACTGCATTACAGGAAGCACAAGAACAGGGTTATAAGAATCCTTTATTAAGAACTGCAGAATCTATCGGTTTAGGTTTAATAACTCCAGTTGAAGCTGCAAAGAACTTAATTAGTGGTGATGAATTTAGAACATATGATGATTATAAATTAGCAGGTAGACAAGAAGCATTAAGAAGTGGTGCAGCAGAAAAGTTAACAGGTGGTAATGAAATTGGTACTTTCCTTTACAATACTGCAACAAGTGCAGCAGATAACTTGCTTAGATATGCTGTAGGTGGTGGTATTGGTGCAGCTACTGGTGAAGCTGGTGCAGCAGAAGGCACTATGCGTTTAATGATGGGTGGTCAGGTAATGGATAGTGCTATGAAAAATGCACTTGATAGAGGTTTAAGTGATAGTCAGGCAGTTACTACTGCGTTAATTAGTGCAGTTAATGAAGAATTGTTTGAAACTATTTCTTTATCTAACCTTAAAGCTATGCAGTCAGTAACACCAAAGAATTATAGACAACTTGCTAAAAACATTGGTAAGCAATTCTTAGGTGAAGGTTCAGAAGAAATGTTTACTGATATAGGTAATGCTATTGCTGATGATTTAGTTAATGGTGAAAAGTCTGAAATAAGACAGAATATCCTTAATTACATGAAACAGGGTATGTCAGAAGAAGAAGCAAAGAAACAGGCTTCTGTTGATTTTGCATTGCAGTTAGTTGAATCAGGTCTTTCAGGTGGTATTACTGGTGCTGCTATGGGTGGTGCAGTTGCTGTAGATCAGGCAAAAAGTATAAAAGCAAATCAGAAATATAATGAATTATTTAATACATATAAGGAATCAGGACTTTCTGAAGAAGATGCAGTTAATACAGCCTTAAGTGAAGTAATGAACGAACTTCAGACTGTAAGAGATAAAAAAGGTAATGTTAAGGATTATAAAGGTTTAAATAAATCAATTGATAAGGCTATAGCAAGTGCTAAAACTATTAATGAAAATGTTAAGAATATTGAAGCTGAAATGAACGGAGTTGCTCCAGTTAGTGAAGAAGATATTCGTGATAATGAAGAAAATATTCGTGATAATGAAGTTAATAACGAATATCTCACAGATATGCAGAGAGTATTATCTCATGGTGATATAACAACAGATGCACAAGCACAGCAGTTTCTTTCAGATCAGGATGAAATGGTTGCTAAATATCCAGATAAGAAGGATGAAATAATTAAGGCTACTGTTGATGTATATATGAATGGCAAGAATAATGCTGAAGTATTTGATAGTATTGCTAATAAGGTGACAAATACTATGACTAAAAATAAAACTAGCCTAGAATCGAAAAATACAACGTCTGAAAGCATATCACAAAAAGAAGATAAACCTGCTAAAGTTGACTTTAAGGCTAATGTTAATGGTGAAGAAGCAGTTATTACTTCAGTAAACAAAGATAATATGACTATTAGGGATAGTGTTGGTAATGAAACTACTATTCCTATTAATGCTGCAGAAATGTCAGATGGTGCTAGTGCAGCAGTTGAACAGGCTAAACAGTATGGTAAAAGAGGTTCAAGACTTTATCTTGAAAACATGGCAGGTAATATTAGAGATTATACATATACTTTTAATGACTTTTACAATGCAGGTAAGCAGGGTAAAGAGTTTTATGGTAGAAATACAAGAGGACTTGATACAGACTTCTTAAGAGAGGTATATGATGCAGGTGTTCAGGATGGTACCAAGGCAAGTAAAACTGGTGGTTTAATAAGAAATGATGCAAGATATACTATTCAGGAATCAGAAGCAAGAGTATTAGATGCAGTTGGTAAAGCATTTAATGTAACAATACAGATGGACCATATGTTATCACATGATGCAAATGGTTACTTAAGTGATGGTGTTATTCATATTTCAACTAGTGCTGAAAAACCTAGTTTAGTTGTATTCTCTCACGAATTTACACATAGACTTGAAGATACTTCACCAAAAGCATATAAGGCCTATAAGGATTATGTAATTGATTATTTAAAGAAAACAAGTGATGAAGAAGGTAACAATGTCTATGAAACAAGAGAGATAGATTTAAAAAATGCTTATGCAAGACAGGGTGTTGAATTATCTGATAAAGAGTTACAGGATGAACTTGTGGCAAATGCTACTGAATCATTTTTATCTGATACAGACTTTATAGAAGATCTGGTTAAAGAAAACAAATCACTTGCACAGCAAATCTTGGATGTATTAAAACAAATGCTTGAAGACTTAAAGAATGTATTTGCTGAAAACTACGATGCAAAGTCAAAAGAAGGTAAAGCACTCCAGGATGATTTAGAAGCAAGAGAAGAAGCACTTAAGTTATGGACTAATGCTATTAAAAATCAGGACACAAAGACAAAATTTGATAATACAAAATTTAGTCTTAAGGAAATGTCAGATAAAGAACTTGAAAAATCATATGATGAAGCAGTAAATAAACTTTATGATATGAATCTTGCAAGTGAAATAGTAAAACAGTATGCATATAATAAAGGATTTACAAAAGAACTTTATCATGGAACAAGTAAATTTGGTTTTACTAAATTAGATACTAAATATAGTGATGATAATTTATCATTTTTTACAAGTGATAATCCAGAATTAGCAGGTACATATTCAGGATATGGAAATAAAAAGAAGATATATGAATATACTAATATCGACAAAATGAATATTAATGAAGTGGTAAAAGCATTTAATAATTTAACTACTAAAGAATTAAAAAATCATCCTGATTATGTTAATGAAAAATTTAATGCAAAAATAACTAGCGATAACAAAATTGATATAGAAGGTTATGGAGAACATGATTTAGAAAGTGCTAAAACATTCTTAAAACGTATAAAGTTAAATAATGATGGTGTTTATTCATTCTATGGAAATTTAGATAATATGCTTGAAATTGATGCTAAAAATAATAATTGGAATCAAATCCCAATTGATAATAAAGAAAATGAAATTATTAATAAGTTAAAATCATATAACAAGCTGTTGGGTGATTCAGGACTTTCAAGTGTTTCATTAAGATATTTATCTACGATTGTAGGTAATTTAGTAGACAGTTTGAATTATAATTTTATAGTTGCAGAAGAAAATAATGAAAATATAAAAAATAAAGAATCGCTTTTAAAAGCTGCTAAAGAATTAGATGATATAAAGAATAATTGGGTTGAAAAAGAACACCTTGATAATGATGGAAAACCTTTAAACTTTTATAATTATGTAAAAAATAATTTACCTAAAAGATATACAACAAGACAAATTGCTAAAATGGCAAAAGAAGATGGATATGATGGAGTTATTATAAAAAATGTTTATGATAATGGTGGACAAAATGTATATCATTCAATTGTTTGGGATGATTATGAAGAATATTCAAAGGGAAATTTATATAACTTCTTTAATCCACAAGAACAGCTTAAGTCAGCAGATGCAGTTACATATGATGATGAAGGCAAAGTTATTCCATTATCTGAAAGATTTAATAAGTCTAATGATGATATTAGATTTAGTCTTAAGGAAGATTCAGAAGGTAACAAATTATCTAAAGAACAGCAGGAATTCTTTAAGGATAGTAAAGCAGTAGACGATGAAGGTAACTTGCTTGTTATGTATCATGGAAGCAGACAAAAATTTACTGAATTTAATCTTGATGCAAAAGGTGTACTTAATGGTCGTGTATTAGGTGATGGATTCTATTTTACAAATTATAAAAAAAGAGCAGATTATTATGGTAAAAGAGGAAAAGTATTTAAAGTTTACTTAAATATTAAAAATCCATTATATTTTACTGAAACAACAAAAACTCCTGATAAAATCAAAAAAATACTTGATGAAAGTAATGAAAAAAAATATGAAGAATATAAAAAAGATGAAAGTTGGTGGGGCAATAAGAAAAATATTTCTAAAGATAAATATATAAATGATAATAGAAATAATTATTCATATCTTAGAGATGCAATATATGAATTACAATTTTTATATGGTTCTGATGAAAATGTTGCTTCCACAGATGATGTAACTAGAATACTTAAAGATTTAGGATATGATGGAATAATTTTTGATAGTAAAAAGAAAAATGAAAAAGAAATTGTAGCTTTTTATCCTAATCAGATTAAGAATGTAGATAATGAAAATCCAACAGATAATCCTGATATTAGATTTAGTCTTAAGGAACAAGAAAAAAATGATACTGCAAGTTTGATTACTAGAACTTTTGATGATGGTTCAAGTGATACATTTATAAAATTAACAAATGTTTCAAAGATAACTGATAAACAATGGGATGAAATATATAATTATATTAATCCTTATTATTTAGGCTTTGATTATCATAAAAATCCTCAAGGATTAAAGCAAAAAGCAGAAGATAGAATAAAAGAGAATGGTAGTTTTACATTAGATGCAGATAACCAGGAAGATATTTATAAGATTGCAACTATTTTAGGATTAGAACATGAAGATTCAGAAGGTAATATGTTATCTAAAGAACAACAAGATTACTTTAAAGATTCTATTATAAGAGATAAAAATGGAAAACTAAAAGTTGTTTATCATGGTTCACCTAAGGATTTTACACAGTTTGATTATAAGTATATTGGTACTACAGGATCAGCAGAAGGATATGGTTTCTATTTTACTGATGAAAAAGATAAAGCAAGTGGATATACAACATCTAAAGGTGGAAAAATATATGAAGGTTATTTAAATTTAACAAAACCTTTGTCATTAAATAAAAGGACTTTAAAGAGAAGTCAAGTTTCAAAGTTAATTAAAAAGCTTGATCCTACCGGTGATGATATAGTATCAGCTTATGCATCAACATCTGATGGTTATCCTTCTAAAGCCTGGTACAATAATTCATTAAATGAAGCATTAGATAATTTAATGGAAAATACTACAGATGATGATATTATTTCTGAAATTGCAAATATTATGGGTACAAAAGAAATTTTATCTACAGTAAGAAAAGTATTAGGATATGATGGATTTATTGCAAAAGATAAATATGATAATGGTGAAGTTTATGTAGTATTTGATTCTAATCAGTTTAAAAATATTGATAATAAAGCACCTACAGATAATCCTGATATTAGATTTAGTCTTAAGGAAGAATCTAACATTAATAGGAATGATGTTGCTGCACTAACTGGTAACAATGAATACATGGCAGAAGCTGTAAAGGATTTAGAAGAAACACTTAATAATCGTTATGGTGATTTGTTATTTGATGTTAAAAACTATGAATTATACGATGTATTCGATGAAATTTGTAAGCAGTATAACATTAAAGGATATTCTAAACAGAAGTTTGCTAGAAACGTAAAAGAGTTATTTGATTACATTAAAAATGTAGATCATCCAGATGGTGTTGATACTACTATGTTAGCTATGCAGATTGCAGCAGATATGTTAGATAAGGGTTCAGTACTTGATACAACTATGTTGGAGATGTACCCAACACTTCTTGAGGAACTTAGAGATAAAAAGATTAGCATATCGCAGCAGGATAGGGCAGATTTAGATGGTGGATATGCTAGATTCAGAAGAAAATACTTTGGTAACTTAACATTAACTGATGAAGGTACTGAAGTAGATACAGTATATGAAGGTTTATCAGCACAATATCCTGAACTATTTCCTTCAGATATAACGCATCCTGCAGATAGATTAACGCAAATAGGAAATGTAGTTGATTTATTTAAGAGAACTTTAGATCATATTCAGGGTGCTAGTAAAGAAGAATCAGCTTTCATTATTGCACAAGATATTATTAATAAGGCAGTTTTGGAAAGAACTAAACATGAAGATAGTATTGCAAAGAATAAAAGACTTGATATACAGGCTAAAGTGCGTGAACAGGTTACTAACCTTAAAAAAGCTGAAAAAGAAATTTACTATGAGAATATTAAGTTAAGAAGAAGAATTAAAACACTTGAAAGTCTTAACAACAATGCTAATACTAAAATCGCTAAACAGGAAAAAGAGTGGGAAGATTATAAGAGTGGTAAAAAACAGGTTAAGGGTCAGGAAAAGTTTTATCGTAAACAGTATTATGAAAAACTTAAAGAAGAATTTATAGTTGGTGAAGTTACTAGAAGTAAAGCAAAGAATAGGGCAGAACGACAGGCTACTATTGATATGATTAAGAACTTAACCAATAAATTAAGCAGAACTGTCTTAAGGCCTAGTGAAAACAACTATGTACCTACTTATCTGTTAAACAGTATGATAGATGTATTGCAGATGATAGATTTAGATAGTGGTTATAGAAACCCTGATGGTTCACCTACTAAAGTATACTTGCATTTGCAGAACTTAAAGAAGCAATATGAAGCATTAAGAACTGATGCTAAGTATAATGCTTCAGGTGAAGATGAACAAATTAAGCAAGTTGCAGAAGTTATTGATAGAATTGCTGAAACTGTTAAGGATAAAAGAGTTAATCAGTTAACTAATTATGAACTTGAAAATCTGTTAGCATTAATGAAAATTATTCATTATCAGATTAACAGATCACAAGAGTTATTTAAGAATCAGAATTATAAACGTGTAGCAGACTTAAGTGAAAAAGCAAGAGAAAATATTAAGAAGGCAGGAAGGGAGTTTGATCCTGATGCTAAAGTTAAGAATATTGCAAATAAATATCTTAATAACACTCTATCTCCAGTAAGATTATTCAAGCGATTAGAAGGATATGCAAAAGATGGTGCATTAAGTACTATTGCAGAAGAATTACAAGATGGTGAAAGAGAATCAAAATTAATTAAGCAGACTGCTAATGATATATTAAAAGACTTGTATGAAACTAAGGAAGCACGAAAGTTACTTGAAGAATTTAGAACTAAGAAATTAGTATATAAGTTTGGTGAAAAGGAAGTTGTTATAACACCTGAAATGAGGGTTGCTTTGTATTTACATTCTCTTAATGAAGATAACTATAGGCATATAGTAGGTAGAGAAAAGGAAGATACGCAAGGTAATGTTTCTTATGAAGGTGGTGGTGTTGTTATTCCTAACTACCATAAACAGAAAAAGAGTACTAGTGATACTCTTAAGATTCACCAGGCTGAAAAGTATACAGGACAGGATGTTATTAAGTTAACACCTCAAAATGTAGAAACTATCATTAAAGATATGAATGAATATGATAGGATGATAGTTAAAAAATATAAAGAACTTAATAGCTATATAACAGATAAACTTAATGATACTACTGAAGAACTTTATGGATATAAAAAAGCTACTGTTAAAAACTATTTTCCAATTATAGTTGATAAGTCTATGTTAGAGTTGGATAGTGATGTACTCAAATTAGATAAGACTATTGAGAATATGGGTTCACTTAAATCAAGAGTTAATAGTGTTCAGCCTATTTATCTTGAAGGTGTTATGGATGCAATTGAACGACAGATAGATCAAGCAGCATTGTTTAGTGGCATGGCAATTCCGGTTAGGGACTTCAAGAAGGTTTGGGGACTTAAGACTAATGAAACAACTCTTAATAGAGAAGCACAAAAAGCAATGGGTAGCTACATAGACAGATACCAAAAGAACTTGCAAGGTGATTTAGGTAGGGGTAGAGAAAAAGGTGATTCCTTTGCACTACTCGGTGCAGGTGCAAGAGGTAAAATGGCTATGGGTGCATTAACTGGTAACTTATCTGTAGTAATGAAACAGGCTGCATCTTATCCTACTGCAGCAGGTGGACTTTTAGGTTATCAAGATTTGTTTGCAGGTTTACTTTATCAGGGACAAAGGGGTAAGGACTTAGAAGAAATTATTAAGAAATATACTCCATTGTATGCAGATAGAGATACTGCAGGTATTGTTGGTGTTAATATCAATGATATGAGTGCATTTAAAAAGAAAAATCCTAAATTATACTATGGTTTAACAGGATGGATAGAATCAGTTGATAAGGCCACAGTAAGAAGACTTTGGTATGCTTCTGAAAACTATGTTAAGAGAAACTTTAAGTATGAAGTAGGTAGTGATAAGTTTTATAAGGAAGTAGCAAAAGTTTGGGAAGATACAGTAAGAAGAACACAGCCTATTTACGATACAATGAATAGGCCTGAATATTTAAGACAGAATAGTGATTTAGCAAAATTCTTATTGATGTTTAAAACACAGTCTTTCCAGAATATAGGAATTCTTGTTGATGCAGTTGGTGAATATAAGGCTAGAAGTAAAGACTATAAGAATAATCAGACTGAATCAAATAAGAAGGATAAAGATGCTGCATTTAAACAACTTGTTAAGGCTACAAGTAGTCAGATCATACAGATGGCAGTATTTACTGCAATAACTGCAGTTGCAGATGCAATGTTACATAGACCTAAAAAGTGGGCAGATGAAGAAACAGGACTTATTACTCCTGAAAGTTTCTTTAAAACATACTTTGAAAATTATTTAGGTAATATGTTAGGGCAATTAGCTTTCGGTGATGTTATTAAGGATGCTGTATATATTGCAGCAGGAAAGAAATATACTAGATATGATTTAACTGTTGCACCACTTGATGCTATTAATGATGTAATTACTGGTTTATATAATGCTAGACAGGCTGTAAATACAAGAGAATATGATAAGGCTTGGAAGAATATTATAAAAGCAAGTGAAACTGCATCACAATATGGTTTTGGTTTACCTGTTAAGAATATTGAAAACTTATATAAAGGACTTGAAGGTAATATTAAAGATATTGCAGCAGGTAAGAATCCACTTGAACAAAGTACGGACAAACAGATGTATAACAGAATATACCTTGCTTATCAGTCAGGTAATCCTGAATTAGCAAAAGAATTATCAGAAGGTTATGATGAGGACAAAATTAAAACTAAAATGGTATCTAAACTTAAGGAAGAAGATACTATTAAGGAAGCAGCAGATTATAGATATAAATCAGAACTTGATAAATACCAGGCTATAGTAGATGCATATGTATCTTTAGGATTTGATGAAGACTGGGTAACAAGTGCTATTAGTAGTGTTATGAATAAAGAACATGGTACTACAGGTTCAGGTGAATACAATTCTAATGATTTGCAAAGAGCAATTGATATTAGTGCTGTTCAGGGTAGCAAGGTTGCACAAGAGTTATACGATGAAAAGTATGCTACATATAAGGCTGATGGACTTAAGGATGATGAAGCTAAGAAAAAAGCATTATCATCAGTAAAGTCAGCGATTACAGGTAAGTATAAACCAGAATATGAATCAGGTACTACTTCTCAAAAAGTTAAGATAAGAGATAGATTATGTAGCTTAAGAGTAGCAGGTGAAAGATTATATACTTATGATTCCATGAAAAGTTGGAATAAATAATTGTAAAGGGTGGTGTTGGGTAGAAATTCAACATCATCCTTTACTATAATTGAGATAGAAAGTTTTTTAGTAAAGGAGTACGTTATGAGAATATTAACTGAAAAAATTAATTTAGATCTGAATCAGAACGGTATACAGGCTACTATTGATTTAAGAGAAGGTGACATAGAATCAAGACTTATTATTGCAACACTTAGAGGTCATGGTGATGCATTTAGGCCTGATGATAATGTTATTGCTGTTATCAGAGCAAAGAAACCTGATGGTACTATTATCTTTAATAATTGTGTAGTGGAAGATGGTAAAGTTAAATTTTTAATTACTAGCCAGTATGCAGCAGTTGAAGGTAATTATAATGCATGTATTGAAATTGTTAAAAATGGTGAAGTGTTATATACACCTAAATTTGCAATTCATGTATCTAATAATGAATTATCTGATAGTGAAGTTGAAAGTAGTAGTGAATATACTGAACTTACTACAGCACTTGAACAAGCATTAACAGCACTTGAACTTGCAGAATCATTAAATCTTTTAGTTTATCTTGATGATTTAGAAACACCAGGTGATAACAAACACTTATATGTTTTACGTGATGAAGACGATAGACCGGTTGGTTTTCCTTTGGTATATGATGTTGATGAACAGATGTATATCGCTTTGCGTGATCCTTTGGTTAAGGAATTAGATCCTGAAACATCACCGGTTTATGATGATACAGATATTAGATTATTAATTTCACAGGAAGCTATTGCAAGACAGGCAGCAGATAATAAAAAAGTAAATGTATCCTCTTATATAACGGATAAAGCAAATATTGAAGAAGAAATTGCTGTTGAAAGAGCTAGAATAGATCAGATAGCAAATACACCAGGAAGTACAACAGGTGATTTAGAGTTGGCTGATATTAGAGTTGGTGCAGATGGTGTCACTTATACAAGTGCTGGTGCTTCCGTTAGAACTCAGTTAACTGATTTAGATTCATCAATAAAAAATGTATCTGATGGAAATAATGTATATGATGTAAATGAATTTAGTAGAGGACAAATTGAAAATGGTTCAGATGGTTCATATTATTTAGATAGAATAAAGTTGACTTCAATACATAACTCAGGTGATTTTCCAAAAGTATTTAAAACAAAATCAGGGTTTAGTGCTTCTTTTGTAATTTATGATAGTGATGGTGTTTATCAATATCAATCAGAATATTTAACTGATTATGTAATAGATAAAAATACAAATTATCGTTTAGTTATAAAAGATAATTCTCATGTAGAAGCAGATCGTTCCACACCTGCGAACATATCATCTTTAAAAAGCAAATTATTCTTTAATTCTGTAGTTACTAGCAATATTGAGTTGGCTTATAAAGGAAAAATGAATAAAACATTGTTAGATGTTGATATGGAAATGGGTATGATTGGTTCAGACGGAAACAATAATGAAAACGAATATAATAAACCAAGAAAAATGCGTTGTGTTTCATATGTTTATTTAAATAAAGGTGATGTTATCACAGTTAAAAATTCAGCATTAAGAATGATGGTATTTCACTTTGGTATGCATAAAGTATTTACTTCGCAAACAAGTTGGATAACAACATCATATACAAGTGAAAAAGATGAATATATTAGAATTCAGTTTGCACGAGTAGATGATAATATTATTTTGGATAAATATAAATCAATGTTTAGAAAAGCAATTACTATTGATAATAATATTTCAGATATACTTGCTAATATTAATAATAACATAACAGATTTACAGGCATTGGGTGGAAAATGTAATTATAATGGTGAAAAACTTGATCTAAATAAATATACATATGATATTGAGGAATTATGGAATTTTAGTAATCCAACTACAACAGGAACATTTGTAAAAGAAGCTTCTGCCTATAATAACGGAGTTGTGTTTAAGTGTTATCACACAAATTTAATACAGCTTTATAATTTTACTGATGGTACAAAGATTGCAGAATTTCCAATTACTTGTGGACATGGTGATTGTATAGATTTTTCTAATGAATATTATGATTCTAATGATGAGTTTCCACTTGCATATATTACAGCAGATACTAACCCAGCTACTGTTTATATCAATAGAATTACAAGAAGTGCAGCAACATTAATTAAAACATTAACATTTCCATTAGATAAAACAGGGTATTATGCAGGTCATTGCCTTGACAATATAAATAATGTTATCTATCAGCTTGGTTATAAGAACGAGGACTATCAGACTACTGATAACGACAATCATATGATTGTGTCAAAATGGGATTTATCAAAATTAACTGATAATGGTGATGGCACATATACTCCTGCGTTTATTAATTCATTCACATTGCCTTTTATAGATACATCACAAGGACAAGCTTTCTTAAATGGAAAAATGTATGTTATGTCTTCAAATCCTTATGTTCCATCTGGTGGAAGAAAAACTAAGATATACGTAATAGATGTTGGTGGACAAAGAATCAGTAACATTCTTAATGATTGGTGGCTTAGAATAAGTGATAATGAGGGAGAGGGTGTATTTTTTGTTCCTAATGTAAATAATAACTTTAAATACGATATGATTTTAGATATTCAGACTAGAGGACTATATAGAATTACATTTTAAAAATAAATAAAAAGGTATAATTAGGTTAATAATATGACAGAGTATGTATTAAAAAAAGATTATGAATCTTATAAAGAAAAAGTTAATAGTAAAATTGAAGAATCTGAAATAAGATATGCTACACTTGAAGCCAATTTCTATTATATGGAAGTCAAAAAATTTAGAATATATCGAATTAACAATTTAACTAACCCACCAAGTTTAATGATGGCAACACCAATAGGTGAACAGAAATCAATAGACGAATCAATAAAAGAAGATGAAAAGTCTATTGAAGAAGAAAAAGCTGATGATATAAAAGAAATACTTGATGATGAAAATAACTTTGAAACAAAAAAATAATTTTTTTACAAAAAGTGCTTATATGGGTAGAGAATTAAAAAACTAATATGTTATACTTTGAAAAAGGAGATAATGTATGACTGAGTATGTATTGAAAAAAGACTTTGATTCTTATAAGGAAAGTACAGAAAACAAGATAGTTGATATTGAACTTAAACAGGTTTCAATTGAAGCTAACTTAAAGCACATGCAGAATACATTAAATGTGATCTTAGGTGCTTTAGTTTCAGGTGTTGGAAGCATAATAGTAATACTTCTTACTAGAGGTATTAAATAATACATAGCCTTACTAGAGGTATTAAATAATACATAGCCTTACTAGAGGTATTAAATAATACATAGCCTTATTACAGGCAATTAATTATGTGTGGTGTATTGTCATAATTATATGATAATAAAAGACGAGTGACTTTGGTCGGGATAGGGTGGGTAGTGATGAGAAGAAAGTGAGTTAGCATAAGTTTACAGTAGAAATACTTATAGCATTATGTAGGGTAAGGGTGGGTAAAATATAGTTAATATTTAATATTATTAATTTATATTGAAATGAAACTATAACAGAGGTATAGAGTTTCACATATAATTTACAGGTAGGCACGAGCTATAGCAATGCAGTAATTCCTGATGATGAAAGCTGTAGGTTATAGATCTTTAAAGAGATACCTCAAATATTATAGAAAGGATGTGACTATATATGAATAAATGGATTAAAGCAGCTGGTGTTAGAGCAATTAAGACTATGGCACAGACTGCATTATCAATGATTACTATAGGACAAGCTGTCCTTGATGTAAATTGGTTGAATGTATTATCTGTTTCTTTTGTTGCAGGAATATTAAGTCTTTTGACATCTATAGCCGGACTTCCTGAACTTGAAAACAATAATGAAGATGATTGTTAGGATGTGATTTTATGAATGATGTAAGAATTAATATTAATGATCTGCATCCACACTTAAGATATAAGTTAAATAGATTATTAAAGTTATGTGAAAAAAACAATTTACCTGTAATTATTACAGAAGGATTCAGAACTGTTCAAAGACAGGATGAAATCTACGCACAGGGAAGAACTAAACCTGGTATAATTGTAACTCAAGCTAGAGGTAAAGATTATCAGTCGCAACATCAATGGGGTGTTGCTTTTGATATTGCAATTAATATTAAAGGTAAAGAGTATGATATGGGTTATATCAGAAAAGTAGCCAATTTAGCAAAGTCTGATAACATTGGATTATATTGGGGTGGTGACTGGACTGATTTTGTAGATAATCTTCATTTTTATTTGAATAAATGGGGAAGTACAACTTATAAATTAAGAAAAAAATATGTAACTCCTGATAATTTTAAAAAAGAGTGGACTGCATTTGTTAAAAGAAAAAAAGGATTAAATATTTATAAAAAAAATAAGAAAACAGTACTAAAACATTTAGATTATGGAACTAAAGTACAGGTTATGTTTAAAGGAATTTATTGGGCAAAAATAGAATGTAATGGTACTGTAGGTTATATGAGGAAAAAATACTTAAGATAAGGACATAATAATGGGTAATAGACTAAAGATTTGTGACTTCGTTGAAAGTGAATTAAATTTATTAAGAAAAGAATGTAACTTTACTGATACAGAGTTAGAGTATTTTAATCTTAAAGCTAAGAATAAATCAAATACTCAAATATCATTTGAAATGCATGTTTCAGATGCAACAGTTATTAATATTAGTAGAAGGGTAAAAAGAAAAATTAAAAAAGTTTTGAATTGATTATATTTTAGAAAAATTGCATGTTTTTCATTTTTTCTCTCTCCTGAATTTATGTATTGAAAAAAGGGCATACCATAAGGTATGTTCTTTTTTTATTGTTTTTGTATTATTAATATGCTTTTAATGTATCTGATAGCATATCTTAATAAATATATAATATTTATATGTTTATTAAGAAAAATCCTAATCCTAAAAATAAAAATGTTGGTGACTGTTCAGTTAGATCTATTTGTTTTGCAGAAGGAATAGAGTGGGATAAGGCTTTTTTTGAATTATCAACTATGGCAGCTATTGAAAAGGATATGCCTTCAAGTAATGAAGTTATAGAAAAATACTTGTTGTCATTAGGATATAAAAAGCATATTATCAATAATACTTGTCCAGACTGTTATACCATAAATAGATTCTGTTCAGAACATTCAACAGGAACTTACATAGTTGGAACTGGAACTCATGTAGTATGTTGTAAAGATGGTAATTATATAGACACGTGGGATTCAGGTGATAAGATAGCAATTTATTATTATGAAAAGAGGTTTTAAATATGATAGGTTATCCGTATTTGCCAAATTATCAGCAACAGCAGCAGTTTATGCCTACTATGCAAAATAATCAGGTACAGCAGCAGAATAATAATATCATTTATGTTCAGGGAATAGAAGGTGCAAAGAGTTATTTAGTAGGTTCAAATAATACTGTTATATTGTGGGATAGTGATAATCCTGTAATATATATTAAGTCAGCTGATGCAACAGGTAGACCTAATATTAAGATACTAGATTATACAGTCAGAGAAACAGAATCTAATCAGATTTCTTTTAATGATAAAAAAGTTGAGTATGCAACTATTGAAGATATAAAGTGCCTAGAATCGAAAATTATGGCCTTACAGAGCAAGTTAGAAAAAGGAGAAAAAGACGATGAATAATCCTATGGTATTAATACAACAGTTTCAACAGTTTAAAAATTCATATACAGGCAATCCACAGCAGCAGATTCAGCAGATGTTGAATAGTGGGCAAATCACGCAAGAACAGTACAATCAAGCTGTTCAAACAGCAAACATGTTAAGAAATATACTTAATTAGTATATTTCTTTTTAATTATAATGCATTATAAAAATATAAATGAAATGAGGTAAGATTATGTTAGGAAATGAATCAAACAACATGGTTATGCCAGTAGCACCAACAGGTTTCGGTGGTGGTTTTGGTAGTGGCTTTGGAGATAATGGATGGTGGATTATCCTTTTGTTTGTTCTCTTAGGTGGATGGAACAACAATGGTTTTGGTGGAAACAATGGTTTTATGCCTTATGCAGTTGATAATACTGTACAGGAAGGATTTAATCAGGCTGCATTAACTGGTGGTTTAAATGATATTCAGAATGCAATCTGTAATGGTTTTAGTCAGGCAGAAATTGCTGATAATTCAAGACAGATGGCTAACATGAATCAGAACTTTGCTATGCAGAATGCAATGAATCAGGGATTTAATGGTCTACAGTCACAGTTAGCTTCATGCTGTTGTGAAAACAGACTTGCTTCTTGCCAGACACAGAATATTATTCAGAACGAAGGCAATGCTACAAGATTTGCGGATGCAAACAATACAAGGGATATTATTCAGTCACAGACAAATGGTACACAGGCGATTCTTGACAAGTTATGTCAGTTAGAACTTGACGGTAAGAACACTAAGATTGCTGATCTTGAGCGTCAGCTTACAATGGCTAATCTTGCTGCTAGTCAGACAGCACAGACTGGAAGAATCCTTGCAGACAATGCTGCACAGACAGTAGCACTTGAACAGTACTTAAATCCTGTTCCTGTTCCTGCATACGTGGTAGCAAATCCTAATTGTTGCAATCAGAATACAGGTTGTGGTTGTGGATTCTAGGAAGGGGTGATTACTTATGGCAGAATTTACGTATAATCCTATTCAGTCTGTATCACCTAATCAGCAGGTATTGTTAAACACTACAATAGGTTGTCCTAAAGGTTATGTTATTCATAGAGAAGGTAGTGGTATAGCTACACTTAGAGGTATTGTAAATAATGCTTGTTCTTGTTTTGCAAGATACCAGGTAACATTTAATGGTAACATTGCTTTACCAGAAGGTGCGACAGTTGGTGAAATATCAGTTGCAATTGCTATAGATGGTGAACCTATTCAAACTAGTAGAGCAAGATATACACCTGCAGCAGTTGAACAGTATGGTAATGTAACAAGTACAGCTATAATTACTGTTCCTAAGGGATGTTGCATGAATGTTTCTGTTGAAAATACTTCAGAAAGTGCAACACCTGATACAACACCTGCACCTGCTATTAATGTACAAAATGCAAATATGGTTATTACTAGAATTGCATAGAAAGGAGAACAGTATGAAAGTATTATATGAATTAAAAGATAGATTAACTAGGGAACTTGATGAAATTGCTATGCAGCAGGATATTACTGAATCATCACTAGATATTATTGATAAATTAACTCATTCTATAAAGTCTATTGAAACCATAATTGCAATGAATGAATCACAAAGACATTCTTTTGATAATTATAATTCAAGAGATAGATATTCTTCTATGGATAGTTATAGATCAATGGATGGTTACTCTGAAAGAAGGGGTAGAGATTCTATGGGTAGATATACAAGCAGAGAAGGATATTCAGAACATAAAAATGATGAATTGAAACATCAGCTTGAAGATATTTATCAATATACTAAGGATGAACAATCCAGAAATATGATTCAGAAATGGATTAAAGAACTTTAGAAAAATATTAAGGTATATACGTAAGTATATACCTTTTTTATTTGTATCTTGAAAAAATATTATACAAAATTATTTTGTTTAATTTGTACAATATTAACAAAATAGAAAATTTTTTGCATTAAATGTTGAAATTATTATATGAATGTTATAAAATCAAATGCGAGTAGAGGATTAATTTTTACTAAATTTAATTTTATAAAAAAAAGTGAGGAATTAAGGAAAAATGAGCAGAAAATACAAAATGATAACATATCGTGAACGATTGATTATTAAAGATATGTTAAAAGATGATGTAGCTGCTAAGGATATAGCTAAGGTTTTAGGTGTTCATTTAGCTACATTCTATCGTGAGATAGAAAGAGGAAAAAATGAAGACCAGGAATATGATCCTGAACTATCTCAAAAAAGGCTACGTAGAGGTAAAAAATTTACACTCAATTAGTTAATGGAGAAGTATATGAAGAAAAAAAGAATATCTATCAGAGAAGCTGCTGAAATATTAGGCATGAGTGAAAATTCTTTAAGGCCTTTTATTCAGCAAAACAAATTTTACTTTGGCTGTGCAGCCAAAGTTTCAGATCAAAGATGGAGCTACTACATAAATCCTACTCTTTTTGCAGAATATAATCGTATTTCTTTAGAAGAATTAGGAGAAAAAATCAAAAAGATAAGAGGTGAGTAAGATGAAATCTATTGAAGCTGAATATATTAGACTTTGTAAACTGCAAATTGAAATGAATGCAATCGTTAATGATATAAACGATTGCATAAAAAACATCAAGAATATTATGCAGGATAACAAGATAGAATTGAATGAAATTTTTGAAAAAATTCGTAAGAAACCAGAGTGGTTGAAGTTATATCATATCTTGGATGATAGATGGTTATCACCATACATGGATAAGGATGATGTTATTAAAGAAATGGTAGACAAAATTGAAACTATACGTGGAGAATACGAACTTTTAGATACCTTATTCGGTCAAGTTGATATAGCGAAAAAAGTTTATCGTGAAACATTAAATTATCAGGCAGCAGTTGCAACTTTGAATTAGATTTTATTTTGTTACAAGGTGAATGGAAAGTCTTGAAACCTCTTATCTTGACACCTTGCAGCAGATTAAAATAAATCAAGTATTCTCATTTGCAGGTGTTTGTGAGAATGCATACTACATCTGTAACTAAATGGGGTTGCTGCATACCTACGAGCAGTTGTTCGCATTTTTTTGCAACATAACTAAATACTTATTCATGCTTTTTAAAACTGAATAAAATTGTGTCTTTTGACACACTCCCCTTTATATTAAAAATTAAATAACGTGAACTTTTTGATTAAAAAGTCGATAGTGGATTGTACCACAAGAGCTAACCATTATACATTCTAGTATAGATTTATAAACGAAAACAACAAAACAATTAATAAATCATTTTCGATGATTAAGTTTTTAGTTATGGCAATATTCGTGACCTGTTGGGCAGCTTAAAGTCCCCATAAAAAAGTTGCCCAACTAACACGAATTTGGAGAAGTATATGAGTACATGGAGTAAAACCTGGTATGAAAACAGGAAAAAACAAAATAAATATAAGGCCTGTAAGGTTATAGTTGATGGTATCACTTTTGATTCAGGTAGAGAAGCTAAGCGATACAATGAACTAAAACTTTTAGAAAAGGCTGGTGAGATAGAAAATTTAAGTCGGCAGGTAGAGTATGTTCTGATTCCGTCCCAAAAGGGTGAAACAAGGAATGAAAGAAAATGCTCTTATTTTGCTGACTTTGTTTATACAGACAAAAAAACAGGAAAGGTGGTGGTAGAAGACACAAAAGGGATGAAGACTAAAGATTATATCATTAAGCGAAAATTAATGTTATATGTGCATGGAATTGAAATACAGGAGATTTGAGATATGGCAGAAAGAAGGATGCTGAGTAAGAAAATTACTAACAACGATAATTTTTTAAGCTTATCATCATCAGCACAAGCATTGTATATGCATTTAGTTATGGCAGCAGATGATGATGGATTTTGCAATGAAGTTAGTTTGTGTATGTTTAAAGCACACGCAAGTGTACAAGATCTTGAAGCACTTTTGGAGAAAAGATATTTATACCAGTTTGAATCCGGTGTAGTAGTTATAAAACATTGGTTTATGTGCAACGCACTAAGGAAAGATAGATACACAGAAACGTGCTTCCAAGATGAATTAAAACAACTGGATATTAAGTATAACCACAAGGGAAATAGAGAATCATATTCACTAAAAAATGATGATGGTTGCCAAGTGGTTGCCAAAGGGTTGCCACAGGATAGTATAGGATAGTATAGGATAGTATAGGTTAGTATATTAAAATTTATAATTTATTAATTTATTTATTATTTAGGTAAAAGTGTAGTTTAGAGATAAGAGTATATTATATATATAAATACAAAAAATAAATGACACAAATCAAAAGATAATCAAAAGATAAAAATCAAGTAAAATAAATGGTTTTAAAAAAATAAACTTAAAAATTAAAAGATAATCAAAAGATAGGAGAAGTATTATGACAGGGGAAGATATTAAAGCACCTGAAACTATTCAGGAATTGGTTAGTATATTTACAGACTATGTTGAAGTACAACGTGGTAGGCCAATAACAATTATGGAATACCAGAAGTATGAAAGACAATTGAATGAAATGTCAGATGGAGATTTTGAGAAAGCTAGAGATATTATTAATTACTCGATGGAACGAAAGATAATAAATTTCAGGTTGCCTTCAAAAAACTATTTAGAATCCAAAAGACAAATCATAATGCAGAATAGAAATACACCTGATGATGATCTTGAAAAAATATTTTTACAAGTTAGTCAGAAGGATATAGATAAAGCTGTTAAGGATATTAGAGTTGAGATATTTGGCAGCATAGAAGAATACAACAAACTGTCGATTGAAGAACGACAAGAAAGGAGAAGGTTGTGGCGACAAAAAGTATTGATGTAGAGGTTAAATGCCCATATTATTTAAGCTCAAGTGATTTAAGGATATATTGTGGTGATGATATTAAGTGTAAAAATAAACTTGATAATTACGACATTGTTAAATTACATCATTCAAAGGATTTAAGAAAAGAATACATGAGTAAATTTTGTTGTGACAATAAAATGTGTGAAAAATGTGCAATATACAAAGTGATGTTGGAAAAACAATCAGAATTAAAAGATTTTTGAAAAAAGAAAAAAAGTATGGTGGAAAAAGATTAAATGTAGATATGTTTGTTTTTACTGGTAAAAAGGCAAAGATAACTGAAGTTATTTTACCTGGAAAAGTTGACAATGAATTAAAAAGCATGGGTTTTGAAGATGGTGATGAAATATTTGTTGAAAAATTTCCAATGTATCATATTGACTTAGACGAAGGCCAGTATTATTGGACCAAGGAAATGTTTAGATTTGGTAAATGGAAATTAAAGGAGAAGTGATAAGTGATGAAAGAAAAAGATTATATCATTGAAAAATTTTATTTAAAAGACAAAATTAAAGTTTATAAACATTACAAGGGAACAAATGGAACACTTGCAAGTGGCAAGAAAGAATTAATTAGAGTTACGTTTTTAAAGGAGAAGTAGATGGATATAAGAGATATTCTTTTGAGTATGTTTTCAGGTATATGGTATTTTAATAATACTAGTTTTAAAGATTTATTTGAAAAATCAGTAGCAACATTTATTTTTGCATTGCTTACCTACGCACTAATATTTGAATTCCAGAAGCAATGGAACAGACTGATGCATAAAAAAGGAGAAAGGAGATAACACCTATCCTTGTGAAACAAGGTTGCCAACAGATGAAGGAGATATGTTGGTGTAAAAATAAATTATCGTGGCTATAAGGCTTCAACAAGTCGCATAAGAGCAAATCAGATATTTAACCACAGCACATTGATATGTGATAGTGGTTGGTGTGATAGTATGTTGGATTTCAGCTGGTGTATCATCTTTTATAGCTGGATGGTTAGTGAGAGATAAAGTTGATAAATATATTTATATTGACATTGAAGACCAGGAAGAAGATACATTGCGATTTATAAAAGATTGTGAAGTTGCATTAGGTAAACCTATAGAAATATTAAAGAGTGAATATGGCAACGTACAAAATGCAATCTTAGCTGCAGGAGTAATTAGTTTAAGAGGTGGTTTTGCTCCATGTACTAATTACTTAAAAAAAAGAGTTAGAAAAGAATGGGAAGATAAACATACAGGAATAGATATTACTTATGTTTGGGGTATGGATGTAAATGAAGTTAATCGTGCAGAACGATTAAAATTATCTATGCCACAGTACAAACATATATTTCCATTAATTGAAAATCATCTTACAAAAGAATCAAGTCATGCAATATTACAAGATCTGAATATTAAAAGACCTAAAATGTATGATTTGGGTTATCCAAATAATAATTGTGTGGGTTGTGTAAAAGGTGGTATGGGTTATTGGAATAAAATTAGAAAAGATTTTCCTGATGTGTTTGAAGCAAGAAGTAAACTTGAAAGAAAATTAGGGTACAGCATATTGAAAGAGTGTTACCTGGATGAATTAGACGAAAATAGAGGAACAAACAAAGAAATTTTTCCTGAATGTGATATTTTTTGTATGCTGCAGCAGGAGAAGTAATGGATGTTGAAATATTTATTGATGAAGTATGCAATATAATTACAGATCAGATTAATAAGTATGATGATATGAAAGTTAATAAGGCATTAAGTGAAACATTAATGTTAATTATTAAACTGAAAACTGGAAATAAAAAGAATTATAAAAATGGAGAACAAATAAGTATATTTGATTATGTATAGGAGAAAGCAATGAAAAAAGCATTAAAAGAATTAATTGAAAATGCAGCAGATAAAAGTGAAGGTTCTTTTAGTTCATTTATATTCATACCTGATGGAATCTATAATGGATTTTGGGGTAAAAATGGATATGATAAGATGATTATTTTAGGTTATGAAGTTAAATTGAAAATGTGGTGCAGAATAACAGAGAAATCTACACAAACTGATGTTTTTTCAATTATTAAACCTAGAGGTTTTAATGTTCATATTAAGCATGAATTAGGTGTACCTGAAATTTTCCTTGATAGACCTATTAGAATTGATAATACTTTACAATTATCACAGATTTTAGTTTATGGAGAAGAATAATGGATAGAAAAACAATAATTTATTATTTAAAAGAGGTATTAGATTCAAAGCCTAAAAGATTGACAAGACAAAGAAAAGCAATAGAAGAAGCATTAAATTATATTATAACGTGGGATGATGTATTAGTTGATTTGCAATGTGAACTTGATAAAAGTAAAAAGGATATTTCACTTGGTGAATATTGTGCAGGATTAGGTTTTGCAATTGATATTATGAATGATGATTTAGAAGTGGAGAAGACACAGATTTTAAATATGAAACAGAGGAGAAATAATGAATATTATAAATAAACATTTAGGAGAAGTAGATGGAAGATAATTTAAGTTTGGGTGAAGTAATGCTTTTATTTTCTATAGCCTTTGCAGCAGTTATATTAGCCATAGTGCTAACTTATGTTGGTGCTGATAAAGGTAAGAAGGTAAAAGAACAGACTGTTATTGAAGGTGATTACAAGTTAGAAACTTATAAGGATGATAAGACAGGAATAACAATGCTGATATTTAAGAATGAATTCGGTGAAGTTATTTACTGTCAACCAGTAGTAATGGAGATGGAAACAAAATGATAAACCTCTTAAGTTTAAATATACTTATAGAAGCCGGTAATGCTCTTTAATTACAGATGAAGTCGGGTGGGATGGTGGAAATAAAGGAGTAATAATGGAATATAAAAAATATTTAGAAGCAGCAGATATAAGGGAAAGTATTAATGAATTAATAGATTTTAAATTTGATTTAGAAAATGTTGATTATAAACCAGATATAAAGTTTGGTGATGCTAGAAAAATAAAAACAATTCATTTTGATGATGATACTTTTAATGATTTTATAGAAATGAATATTAAATTTTGTGATGAAAGAATTAAAGTATTAACTGAAAAATTTGATAAGTTATAGGAAGGAGATTAAATGAATAAATATACTAAGATAGATACAATTTTTGAAAGAGATGAAAATGGATCTAAAAAACTAATTGAAGGAAAATATAAAGATGAAACAATTGAATATTTAAGAAATTGTGAATGGATTTGTACGGAGAAGATAGATGGTACAAATATTGGAATAGTATGGGATGGGCATAAAGTATCTTTTCAGGGTAGAACTGAAAAATCTAACATACCTGCACACCTGGTAAATAAATTAAATGAACTTTTTGGTGGAACTGTTAATGAAGAACTTTTTGAACAGGTCTTTGGTGAGAAGGAAATTATTTTGTTTGGTGAAGGCTACGGATATAAGATACAGAATGGTGGAAATTATATTAAAGATGACTGTTCTTTTATTCTTTTTGATGTATATATACCATCACAAGATTTATGGTTAAAAAGAGATGCAATAGAGAATATTGCAAAGACATTTAACATTGATTGTGTACCAATCATCTTAAAAGGAACATTACAGGATGCAGTTGATTATGTAAAAGCAAAACCAAAGTCAACAATTGGAATAGCTGACATGGAAGGACTTGTTTGTAAACCTGCTATTGATATGTTAGATAGAACTGGTAAAAGATTAATTGTTAAAGTTAAAGTTTGTGATTTTGAATAAAGGTGAAAGTATGGAAGAAAAGAAAAAGAAGAAAGTATTTAAAGTGCATTTTAAATGTGCCAGATGTAGAGGTAACTTTTATTTTACTAAAGGTTTTAAACATAGCAGCAGTCTAAGTGGTGCAACATATTTTGTATGTAAAGAATGTGAATTATATGAGAAGGTGTAATTATGGAAAAATATATACATTACAAGAATGAAGAAACAGGTTATGAAGGTTATTTGTATGGTGAAAGCAGTTATGTATTGAAAAATGAAAAAATAGGTTATTATATGCATACAGGCAGCAGAAGTATAAATACTTTTGAAGAATTAAAAAAACAAGTAGATGAAGCACCAAAATTTTTTGAAATGATTAGAGATAAAGAATGTTAATTATATGAAAGGGTATAAGGTAAAAGATATGAGTATGATTAATGAATTAAAAAAGGAATCCTATACAGAACATTTTGTAGAAAAAGCAGAACATATGATTTTTTCAGAAATAATGTTTGGCAATCATATGTTTGAAACAGAGTTTAGAAAACAAATGGAAAGAGTAGTTATAGAAGCATTAAGAACTGCAGCAGACAAAATAGAAGAAAAATTTGATAATTTTGAAAAATCACAAGATGTAGTTAAAAATTATAAAGATAGTGAAAATAATTTTGCTGATTTTGTAATAAAGGGAAACGATGTTTTTATGAATCATTTAGTTAAAAAGATGCACAATAATATTATAAATGATTCAATAGATAGCAGATATTGTGAAGAATCTAATAATAAATTAATTAAAGTATTTATTAGTCAACCAATGAAAAATAAAACTAATGATGAAATATTAAAAGAAAGAGAATGTATTAAAACAATTGCAACAAAGTATATTCATTTTATTTATGGTAAAAAGAATAAAATTATATTCATTGATAGTTTTCAGAAGTATAAAAAAGGTAAACCATTATATTTATTAGGTGAATCATTAAAAATGTTATCAAAAGCAGATGTTGCTTTCTTTCCTGTAAATTACCAATCATATAGAGGATGCAATATTGAACATAAGTGTGCTAAGGAATATGGAATAAGAGTTGTAACATATAATAAAGGAATAATAGAATGAAAGATATTGATTATGTAATTAATAAACTTGAAAAAGAATATGTTAAACAATATCGTAATGCAATTGAATATAATGCTATGTTTGATTATCACCCTTATTTAGAGGATGCAGCAGAATATTTAAAAATGTTAAAACCAATTATGGAAATAGCTGCAAAGGATAATGGTAAATCAGCTACCAAAAGTTTTGAATATATGCAACAGATCAAGAAGATACTTAAGGAAGGTAATGAAAATAAATGAAATATATAATACATGCATGTAATAAACGTTTATGGTACGTTAATAATTTCATAATACCTAGTATGGTTAAACAAAAAATTAAAAAGAGTGATATTTTAGTTTGGCTTGATAAAGAATGTGCAGGAGTATTGGAAAGTTGTATGCAATGTTTTGATAGTCTTCCAGATAATGATGAAAATGTGTGGCATTTGCAGGATGATATTCTTATTTGTAGGGATTTTAAGAAACAAACTGAAAGTTTTAAAAACTATGATGGTATAGTGTGTGGTTTATCTGTACTCGATATGGAAGATGAATATGAAACTGGTGAAACTGATGTTCAAAACTTTTGGTACAGCTTTCCATGTATTATGATTCCTAACAAGATAGCAAAGGAATGTGCTAGATGGTTTGAAGAAAATCAGTTTAAAAAACAATTTGTAAATTGGATCATATCTAATAAGGGTGATGATTATATATTTAAGTGTTTTATTGAAGCTGAACATCCTGATATTAAGATATATAACGTTTGTCCTAATATTGTAAATCATATTGATGATTTAATTGGTGGAACTACACATACTAATAAAAGACCTAATTTACTTAGATCTAAATATTGGTATGATGATGAATT